TTTCATATTCCTGTGCCAGCAACAAAAAACGAAGCAGGAATTACATGGCAGGAAGCGGTTGCAAAAGAAGCTGGTACTATAAATTCTGTGCTACCGGATATAACGCCTGCTGAGTTAACTTTATTGGAAACTGGAGAATTGATTGAGAAGTCCGAAAACGTGAGATTCTCTTCGATTTACCTGACTGATATTGAAAGGTTACAGCAGGTAAAAGACAGATATGAAACATTGAAAACGTCATTGATTGAAGAGAAGCAAATAACACTAAACTTTATGGGGCTTGAAGGGAAGGTGGCATAATGAGTGCTGGTGACCTAATCTACGGAGCATGGAGTTCGCTTACGACCTATATGAGCACAGACCTAAATAGTCTGGCGAATAATACTGTTAATATCGGGACGGTGCTTATAGACAACACCACAACTAAATATCATAACATTGCGGCTGAATTGTATCTTGCAACAGTTGATTTATCGGCACAGACGGGATTAACAGTGGAATTATATCTTGCACCTTCGATTGACGAGACCAACTATGTTGATGGTGGCACGGATGGTTCAACCACTGACTTGCCCCCTGGCTCGGCCCATATTGGGACTTTTTATATCCAGAAGACTTCGGCTGCTCACAGGGCCGCCATTGTTTGTAGGGAATGCTTGCAGGCTTTGAAATATACACCTATACTCATTAATAAAACCGGAGCGGCTTTCAATGCTTCTGGCAATACCCTTAAAATTAAAATGAATTCGGATCAGGTTGCTCAGTCATAGTGTATTTTCGTAGACCACAACAAAAACCTCGTAGGTGGGGCAGTTTTGCTGATGTCCAGTATGCCATCCGCAAAAACATGGAGAAGATATACGGTTGCAATCCTGACAACAATGTTCTTGTAATGCCCCTTTTCTGGGGGCTTCCGTGCCTTGATTATTCTGGCAAGGCGAACCATGGGACTAACTACGGGGCTACTTATAAGGACGGGAGTTTGGATTTTGATGGGGGGAATGATTATGTGGATGTTGACGAAAGTATACGGAATGAAAACAATTATACTGTAAGCCTTTGGTTCAGAACAGAATCAACGTCAGGAATAGATTTTTATTCTGAGGGTTCTATATCAACAAACACTCCTCTTTTTAATTTTGTTATAAACACCTCAGGAGATGGAATAGTAGGTTTTAACCATAGGGATGATGACGCTGATATAGTAACGGGTAATGGAACCTCGGATGTAAATGACAATAATTGGCATTATGTAACTGTAGTAAGAGCTAATGATAATTGGGAGCTGTTTGTTGATGTAAATAGTGAAGATACAGCAACTAAAGCAGGAATAGGAACAACTACTACAACAAATGCAGCGATTGGTGTTTTGGTTCGGTCAACTTATACTGCTTACTTTGACGGTCTCATAGACGAAGTCCGTATTTCCAACACTGCCCTCACGTCTGATCAAATAGCCTTATTCCACGACCGTCCCTGGGACTTATACAGGCCGGTTAGCAGGCCGATTTGGTCGATTCCGGCGGGGGGTGGAGTTGTGTCGCCTACAGGAGTATTTTATGGACCTTTGTATGGACCTTTAGGAGGGCCGATTTAAGTGATACCATATTACGGAGATTTTCCTGAAGACGCCACGGTTGACATAGTATTCAATGCCTTTACGAGTGACGACCCAAGTGCGTCTGCTACGATTACTAATTTTCTTAATACTGATGTACATATTCACAAAGACCTTGGGCTTACTCAAAGAAATAACGCTGCTGGGATTACTGTAAGTGTTGATTTCGATGGCATTACCGGAAATCATGCAATCAAGATTGACACGAGCGATGATACTGTAGCCGGATTCTGGACAACCGGCTCCGAATACCAGGTTCGTATAGAGGGCACAACAATTGACGGGGCAACAATCAATGCTTGGGTTGGTACGTTTAGTATTGAGAGAGCTGGTGGTGCCCTGGCCCTGCTTAAAAATGCGACTTATGGCCTTGATAAGCTAGTACGCGCTACGACTCCTGCGAACACTCTTGATATAGAAGCTGGGGGATGTGTAGGAGTTGATTGGGGGAATGTTGCCAATAAAGCCACGGCAAATGATTTGTCAGCAACTGATATTCAACTTTGTGATACTGTAACTACCCTTACCGGTCATACAGCCCAGACTGGTGATAATTATGCTCGTCTCGGAGCACCGGCCGGGGCAAGTGTTTCTGCTGATATTGCAAATGTGCCTACGGTTGCTGAGTTTAATGCGCGAACAATCCTTGCAGCAGATTATTTCGATCCGGCGGCGGATACTGTGGCCAATGTTACCACTGTTGCCACGGCTAGCGCTTTGGGCGCACAGGCTAAACTGGATGTGAATGCAGAAGTAGACACGGCCCTTAGCGATATCAATCTTGATCATCTTATTCCTGTAGCGAGTACTGTGAATGATATAAGTCCAACGGCGAGTGATTTCGATACTGCCTTAACGGAAGCCACAAACGATCATTACAACAACCACATCATACTTTTCACGTCTGGTGTTTTGGCTGGCCAGGGGCGTAGAATCAGCGATTATGACGGAACAAGTAAAAACATAATAGTGAGTCCAGCCTTTACAGAGGCTCCCGCTGATACAGACGCATTTGTAATTCTTGGGGCTACTCTTAATGAGGCAATGAGGGGCACCGATAACGCTGCACTAGCCTCAGCCCTTACTACGCATGATACAGATATCAAGGGATATGTTGACAAAATTGACGATGCCACAGATGGGCTAACAGCTATTAAAGCAGAGGTAGAAGGACTTGGTGGGGCGGCAATGAGGGGGACCGACAATGCGGCTCTTGCCTCTGTCTGCACGGAGGCCAGGTTAGCTGAGCTTGATGCGGCTAACATTCCTGCGGACGTTGACGCTATTCTTGTTGATACGAGTCGTCTCTATGACACATCCGGTGCGGGTGATGGTGATAGTCCGGCAGCAGGTTCGGTTTGTGAAACCTCGCGCTGGACACGGCACTTTGTTAAGGGGGAATGGAGGCTCGACGAAACACCTGACCCTGACACACTTAAAATCTATAAGGATGACGGGACTACCGAAAGCTATGGGTTTACAATTTACGCAAGCGCCAGTGTTAATTACAGAGATCCGGACTGACATACTCCCACGGCTAAAACACGTGGGGTTCTAACATAGAACCGAGAGTTCGTGGTTTAATTATGCCAAAGCACAACCATTTACCACATCAGGCCGGGCTTTCTAACCCAGTCCGGTCTTTCGACCGAGGCGTGTCAGACGCCTCTTGAAGATAGGCATTTAGCCCAACTTCAGCGATGTTACGGGATGCCTGGACATCGGTATTGCATTGAAAACCGCATTCCGTACATCGAAAATTAGCTTGAGAAATACGATTGGAACGAGAAATATGACCACATTTACTGCACATACGGCTGGTATTTCGAGGATCAACGAAACTGACCTCAATGCCAATGCGCTCAGCTTTGTATTTCACAAAATCAATAAGTTGTCTGAAAGCCCAAGAGGACATCATCCGGTTAAAACGCTTAGAACCTCTTGCTCGTTCTCTAATACCTTCAAGCTTTTCAAAACAGATAACTGGATTGGCATATTGAGAAGCTATATCAACGATTTCTTTGCTGATTTTATGATTAGTATCAGTCATCCACCGTTTTTCATGGCCCTTAGACAGTTTAACCTTATCTACTCTACCATGTTTCTGATACCGTTTGCGTATATTCGCAAAATGTTCTCTTTTGTGCCTAATTTCTTTCCCATCAAATATTTTAACTATGTCAGGCGTGGAAAGAGTTGCAATACGTACTATTCCCAAATCAATGCCGATGAATGTCTTCTCGCCGAAACGTCCGGCAGGCATTGTTTTAATGGGAAGCATTGCATACCACTGATTATCACGTTGAAAAAGTTTTGCATCTCCTTTCACAGATTTCATTCTGTCTTTAAACTTTTCAGGCACAACAAGCGGAAGCCATATATATTGTCCTCGCTTGCCGGTAGAACAACGCAAAGTAAAATTATTGTCTGTGCTAACAAGAGAATAAGCATTAACACCAAGCCCAACCCCTTGACTGCCATTAACTTTAGGAAATTTGGCATTTTTTTGTTTTTTTCTCAATTGAAAGAAAGATCGAGAAAGCGATACTACAGTATTAACACTCATCCTGGCATAATCAGAAGAAAGCCCAAGCTTTCGTGCAGGATAATAAACAGCTTTATGTATTTTAGCCCTGGAACTTGTAGAAAGTTTATTCGCAGAATCAAGCCCAAGTTGTACGGCGTTAGAAAACGTTTTAGCGGTATTATCAAGCCATTCTGCTTTATGTTTATTGGGCTTTATAATTTTAACTATAATGGCTTCTGTGTTTTGCATAATTATATTATAGTTACGCAAAACGTAGTTGTCAATGATTATTTTAAAAAAGGACGGCAATTCATCCCACGACTAAAGTACGTGGGCTTTCTTGCCGGATGATCGTAATTTTATGACAACAGACGACCTGCAACGCGAACTACAATATAGGGGTTCGGATCTGCACAGACTGATGGCCTGGCTGCAACAGCCGCGACAAGGGATTCTGCCTCAGATAGCCATGCCTGTTATTACCGAAATTTGTCAGGAACTTAAAGATGGAAAGAAATGGTATATGGAATCTCTGATGTATCCAGAAGGACTTCGCAAAGCTATAGCAAAGGGTATGTTGCCTGAAACCTACTGGGTTGAAATGTATGTCCTGGAACGGTGCCGGTGGGCGCAGGAAGATTTATTAACGGGAGTAGGACTGGCTGTTGAGCCTATAAGAATCGAAAAAGCGTTGCAAGATTTAGCCCGTGGTATCGTGCATCTTGAAGCAATGATTGTTCCTATAAAGAAGTTTTTGTCAATACCTGATTATATGAAACGAGCATGGGCGAGGCTGAAGCGGGAGCTTGACAGGTCATTTGACTGGAGCTGGGAATAGTGGATAGCCTTGCGATTTTGACGGATGGTTTTTTGACCAGTGGTGGAGGGTTGAGCAATGCCTACATTATTTCGTGGGGATTTTTGGGCACACTGGAAACCTGGGAGGCCGCCCTGGCCGCAATCCTCCAGAACGAAACTATCGGTATTCAAGGCGGTATGCATGTTGCGTTTAGGTCGCTGCGAAGCACGCTGGGTAAACACGTAATACTTCCAAGGTAGAGGATATGCAAGAAAAGGTGTCGGCAAAACCACAAGAAGCTCAGGGTCAGGATGAGAATATCTGGCTAACCAGAGCCCAGCTTGCTTTCAGCCAATCCACTACATTTGTAGACAACAATTACCGCAAGCACTGGGAAAATAACCTGCGGCATTTTCAAAGTAAGCATCATCTGGGTTCCAAATATCTGAAAGCTTCATATAAATACAGGTCAAAAATATTCAGACCTAAAACTCGTTCTGCTATACGAAATAACGAGGCGGCAGCCGTGGCAGCGTTTTTCGCCAACCGCGACGTAGTTAGTATTGAGCCGCAGGACCCAAATGATCCCTACCAGAAAGCCTCGGCTGATATTATGCAGCAATTATTGACCTATCGGCTGGAGAAAACCATCCCGTGGTTTGTAACCTGTTTGGGCGGGTTGCAGGATGCTCAGGTCATAGGGGTTGTAGCGTCCTATCAAGCATGGGATTACGAGGAAAGAAATGGCGAGATTCTACGGGACCAGCCCCAAATAAAACTCATTCCTGCTGAAAATATCCGGATTGCGCCAGGCGCAGACTGGACCGATCCTATAAATTCAAGCCCTTACGTTATTCGTATGATCCCGATGTATATCTTAGACGTTAAAGCTAAGATGCGACAATCAGACGCAAAGACCGGGAAACCCAAATGGCACCAATTAGATGACGGCGAAATCCAAAGCGCCCTGAGCGCAAGGTTTGATAGCACGCGCTTAACCCGGGAGGTCGGCAGAGAGGATAAATACGACCAGGATAGCGTTAAAACACTTAGCGATTACGATATTGTATGGGTGCACCAGAATTTTATGAGGGTCCAAAACAATGATTTTGTGTATTACACTCTGGGTACAGAGTTTATGCTGACAGATCCGAAGCCCCTGTCAGAGCTTTATTTTCATGGCGAACGACCCATTGTAATGGGTTGCGCGATTATAGAGTCTCATAAATTGTTTCCTTCGGGTGTGGGTCAACTTGGAGAAAACGTGCAGAAAGAAATTAATGAGGTCGCAAACCAAAGACTGGATAATGTAAAATTAGTTCTTAATAAGCGCTGGTTCGTCAGGCGGGGAGCGCAGGTAGACCTGAAATCCATCGTTAGAAATGTCGCAGGTGGAGTTACCTTGATGAGTGACATTACAAAAGATGTCAAATCAGAGGAATTTCATGACGTTACTCGCTCCAGCTACCAGGAGCAAGATCGTTTGAATGTGGATTATGACGAGCTTATAGGCGCCTTTTCCGCTTCTACAATTCAAAGCAACCGCAAGCTAAACGAGACGGTTGGGGGGATGCAGATGTTGCGCGGCACGGTTAACAGCCTGGTTGAGTACTTGCTGCGCGTATTTTCCGAGACATGGGTCGAGCCTGTTATGAAACAGCTCGTGAAGCTGGAACAAAAGTACGAGACCGATGAAGTGGTCCTGGCAATAGCTGCCAGGCGGGCACAATTGTTTCAAAGATACGGCCTAGACGAAGTCACGGATAATCTTTTAAACCAGGAATTGACAACTACGGTAAATGTAGGTATGGGCGCGACAGATCCTGTTATGAAAATTCAAAGCTTTATGCTTGGAGTCAGCACTATTGTGGAAGTTTTACAGAAAGCTCCTCCGGGTGTTTTTAACATTATGGAGATTGCTAAAGAGGTCTTTTGTCGATTAGGGTATAAGGACGGCGCTCGTTTTTTTATGGAGCAGATGCAACAGGCAGGTGAAGAACAGAAAGACCCCGAAAAGATGCAAATGGCTCAAATTATCGAGGAAGGTAAACAGATGCTTGCACAATTGCAGGCCCAGGTAAAAGAAAAGCAGACCGAACAAGAGGTAAAATTAATGCTGGGCCAGATGAAAGAAGAGGGCCAGGATCGCCGGAAAGCAGCAGAGATAGGTGCCGATATTACCATGAAGCGTTTAGACCTATTAAATCCTGTGGCAGGGGAAAAGGCATGGGCCTAAGCGACCAAACCCTGCAGGCCGAAATCTTATTAGGCGATGACGCTGATCAGTTTTTCAGGTCGGATTTAGGTAAATATGTTCTTGGCCGGGCACAGCAAGAAGTTGATGAGGCCACCGAGAAGATGAAAAGAGTCGACCCTGAAAACGTCTCTCAAATAAGGGCGTTACAACATATAATTCAAGTGGCGGAGAGCGTGCCACGCTGGCTGAACGAAGTTCTGGTTGCAGGCAGGCAGGCTATAGAGGTAGTACAGGAGGAAACAAAAGAGGAGTAGGAGGTTTATCATGCCAGGAAAGAAAAAAGAACAGGAAGAAGTAGAAGATAAAAAGCTTGAAGAGCAAGAAGGTCAAGAACAGGAAGAAACGTTTGAGCCCCGGCATCAAACTCCTGCTCAGCAACGAGAGGCTATGATAGACCAGATTGTTGCCAATAATGACCGGGAGCCTGAAGAACCCGAGGAGGAGCTTGAAGAAGGAGAAAAAGAGCCTGAAGAACCTGAGGAGGAGATTGAAGAAGGAGAAGTAAAAGAGCCCGAAGAACCCGAGGAGGAGCTTGAAGAAGGAGAAAAAGAGCCTGAACTGGAAAAACGCAAAATTATAGTTGACGGCCAGGAGCAAGAGGTCCTGCTATCTGAAATTGTAGACGCGGGTATAGCAACGCTCCAGAAACAGGCCGCAGCCGATAGTCGCCTGGAAGAAGCGGCACGCCTGTTACGAGAGGCGCAAGAAGTTGCTCAGCCACCCGACACAGAAGAGGGCGTTGACACGAAAGAACCCCAGAAGGACGCTAAGTTGGATTCAGCGAAAATCAGGGAACTGACTGAAGCTATCCAGTATGGGGATGAAGAAGAAGCCGGAAAAGCCCTGGAAGAAATCATAAGCATGAGGGGACGTGAACCAGAAACAACTATCCCACCAGTCGGTGATATTGTCACCAGGGTGCGTGATGAGCTTCGCATGGAACGAATTATGGACCAGCTTCATGCCCCACCCGAGCAGGGCGGGTTTGGAGACTTGGCGAAAGATCCCAAGTTAATAGCGATTGCTAACTGGGGTATCAATAAAGCGATCCAGGCAGGAGCTCCCTATACATGGGAGACATGCAGAAAAGCCTGTCAGGACACCAGGGATTGGATAAATTCGTTCAAACCTGAGAAGCCATCTGCAAAAAACGAGCTTCAGGCAAAGAGAGAGCGCAAGAAAGCCTCTATTGACGAGGCCAAAAGCGCCGCTGTTCGAGATACTAAAACCACAAAAGAACCTAAACCGCAAACCACAAGTGAGGTAATCGCAGAAATGCGAAAGGCGCGCGGTCAGGTATAAATTAAGGAGGGATGTTTTATGGCAGGACAAGTATGGACTGTGAACACACTTGGAGGATATATGTCTGCCAAGAACTTGTCCAAAGAGCTGCGGCATGCAGTTCAGCCGCTAGTGAAGTCAAAAAAGACCTGGGCTTCACTTTAAAATCGTGTGAAATGCTGGAATACCCTACCTACCATAACGAAGTAGGCAGAAAGGAAAAAACATAGTTTCCTTTCTGAGAGCCTATTGTACCACAACGTAGTTCGTAAGAGCAAGCGTGAAGGTTCGAAAAACAATAGGATAGATGGGCAATCAGCAGCCAAGCATCTTAAGAACGAGATGAAGGTTCAGAGACTATCCCTTTTGAGGGAGTAGGGCCAAGCGGTCCGAAGCGCACGACACCTGCCGAAGCGCAGGTGAAGATATAGTCCTATCTGTATGGAAACATGCAGCAGCGAAAGCGGCATAGAATTAGCGACTCTATGTGAAAAAAGCTAATTATATCAGGCAGTTCTGTGACGCCAAAGACGCGTCACAGCAGGGCAAGAAAAAAGGCGATATTTATCACTGGAACGTGTACAGCGACGTATCCACCCAGGGCACCACCTTGACCGAGACGAAAACGATGCCTGAAGGAAATTACACTATTACACAAGGTACTCTAACTATTACAGAAGCAGGGAATTCGGTTCCCTACTCTGGTAAGTTAGATAACCTCTCTGAGCATCCGGTCAAGGAAATCATTAACAAGGTCCTGAAAAACGATGCGAAAAAAGCGTTCGATATTTTAGCGCACACGCAGTTCAACCTGTGTAAGGTTCGCGTCGTTCCGACAGGCGGGACCTCAACTACAGCCGTGACTCTTACGACGAACGGCACAGCGACATTAACCAATAACGTGGCGCTCAAGAAACAGCACGTTGGGCTCATCGTGGACCAAATGAAAGAACGTAATATCAGTCCTTATGTGAATGACGACTATTACGCAATCGCATGGCCGTCCACATACCGTACACTGAAAAACGACTTGGAAAGTGTGCACCAGTACACTACTGAGGGTTTTCAGTTGATCATGAACGGCGAGATTGGCCGGTACGAGAATTGCCGGTTTGTTGAGCAAACCAATATCGCCAAGGGAGGCGCAGCGGATTCCACTACGTGGGATGCCAGTACCGCTGATGCCTGGAATAACGCGAAATCCGATTGGGCGTTCTTCATCGGACAGGATACTGTGGCCGAGGCCATTGCCGTGCCAGAGGAAATGAGGGGTGGATTTTGCCCCGCCTGGCAGTAATGTCAGGGCAATAACTGGTTGAATTGACGGGAAACTCTAAGGGCTTGACAGAAGTAAATGTATAACATAGGTATAATACCAAATACATTTATAGAGGAGGTCAAGCCTATGACAACCCGCAGCCAAGCCCCGCAAGGGGAAGGTTCAGAGATCATTCCGAAAGGAAGTAGGGCTCAAGCGAGTCCGAAGCGGCCAGTGACCCAAGAGGTCAATGAGATGATCCGAACCTGCCAGAAACGGCAGGCAGCACAAGAAATCAT